GACAAGATCGCAAGAAATGCTTCAAAATGCTCAAGGAGTCTAAAGGCAGTAAATACCTGAAGACTTTCAAGAGATGTAGTAATACCTCCTCTATGGAGATTGCTACACGTTCTGAAGTACGCGCATACGACTTTATCCGTCGCGAGAATGGTAAAGATAGGTACTCGTTCGAGGCCCGTAAGGGTACTCTGACAAGTGCTGAACTCACCAATCATCGCGCGGAGATAGTACAAGCGTGGGCTGGCTTTCTTCCACCTCCACCACATATTGTGACGGAGAAGGAGTTAGCAAATGCCTTTCGGCGAATGCTCCCCGAGAACGATCCTTTTGGGATTCCTGGGTTTAGCCTAGCGAATTTCATTATTGAGTTGAAGGAGCTAAAAGACTTAGCTTCACTCGTTATTCGTGATGCACGAACTGTGCCTGAATATATGAGTGATACCTTTGTAGGAGTGAATTTCGGTGTCTTACCATTTGCTAGTGACATTATTACAATGTTCACTATGATGGATAGAATCGACCATTACATAAATGTATGGAATGACTTTGCCTCTAGAGGCGACGTCATGAATTGGCACTCCACTATCTGGAAGTTTGAAACAATCGACTCTGTCGATTTCTCTCGGAACGCCCAGACGCTTTTCTCAAAAGCGAAGACTTGGTCGGGCACTGTTAGCTTGGAGTATAAGGATGCTGCGTATGCAGCTCTCTATATTATTCCAAAACATGTGTCCAACGACGCTATCTTTAAAGTAAAATTGAAAGCGTTGGGCCTTGATAGGCCCCTGTCTGTCGCGTGGGAAGCTGTACCATTCTCATGGTTCATCGATTACCTATTCAAGATAGGAAATATGATCGATGACTACGAGGACAGTCTGTCTTCCTTTGACTTTGAGATCGTTGACGCGGGATACAGTACACGTTATTATAAACGTGAATATGTTGTCTCGAGTTACGACCATACTGATGTTGCAACGGGGTTTACTATGACCCCTAACGACATGCAGTATGGAAAGGAAAAGGTGGTGTACGAACGGTATCCCGTAAGTCCGACTGTAGCGCATGGTTTAACCATACCTATGCCGGATTATGAGCTCACTGTTCGTGCTCCTTCACCGCATCAGACTTTATTGTCTGCTGCAGTAGGTGCGATGTTGCTGCGTGGAAAGTCTAACAAGACTATCTATACAGATTAACTCGTAAAAGAACCGTGTTAACGGTAAGTGTCGCAAGACCTTAAACTATAAAAGCAAGGAGTCTCACCATGATGAGCGCAGACATAACACTTGGATCAAGTGTCTATTCCACTACTTCCGTAAAGTCGAATTCTACCATTCGTAAGAATGGAGCTCGACCTATAGAAGATCCCGCACTATTCACTGTAAGCCATGAAGTGGCTAAAAGTGGTAGAATCAACTCAGTAATGATCATCGATGATACCGTTATGGTACCATGTAATGATACATGCCAAGTTGTACCGGGAGTGTCCTCAATAAAAGGACTAGTGAAATTCTCGTATAACCCAAAAGAGGGTCGTACGGATCTACGCACGAGTTTGGAAACTATCGCAGCAGAAC